CTCCCATAATGGGAGGCTCTCGAGCGATAGCTTGCCGAATCCCTCGGCCTCACTTTGTACCGTTGAATTTACTCATGGTTAACAGGACACGCGAAAGAATCTTTGATTCTTTTGGACCTGGGATGAAGCAGCGAAAAATCACTACTAATCCCACCCTGACTACCAACTCCCTGCAGGATGGCGTCTCAGACGCTAAACTGTGGAAGAGAACGGTAGACGTTACGGGCCTTCCAAAGACGGATCATCCTTTGACTATCACAGAACGTGATAATCGGGGCTGGACGCCTTTGACTGGGTACGAGGACCAGGGGAATGGTTCATTTCGAGAGTACTCGAATTGGATAGTCTCCGGGTTCACAAACGTGTCTCATGAGTCGATCTCCATCCCGTCAGTTGGAGAGAGGGCTACCACCCTTCGCGCTAGGACTAATCCTAGTCGCGAGGAAGTGAGTATTCCCAATTTCCTCTACGAGATGAAGGACCTGCCACATATGATACGTCAGATGAAGAATTTGGGCCCACTGATTCGCAACCTTAGGCATCGGAACCACGCCGCGATGAGCGCCGTGGCCTCCCAGTACCTTGGTTATGAGTTCGGTTGGAAACCACTCATCTCTGATATATCTCAACTGCTACAGTTCCAGTCGCAAGTGGATCGAAGGATCCTCGAGCTAAACAGGCTGTATTCAGGAACAGGTCTCAAACGTAGACTTAACCTTTTCGATGGTACGGAGACTAGCAGTAGCAACGCTACTGTCGAAACCTCCTTGGGCCGATTCTTTACAGTCCGTAAAGATATCGTCACCCGGAAACGCAGCTGGGGCACCATTAGATGGCGTCCTACTGCTGTACCTAAAGATATAGGTCACCAAGCTCTCGGTAAGCAGGCAAGAAGGCTCGTGCATGGTATCGATCACTACGGTGTCGATGCAACACAAGCGTGGAATGCAATTCCATTTTCTTGGCTGGCTGACTGGTTCGGTAATTTCGGTGAGTGGCTTGCCGCTCATCGAAATGACGTCCCCGCCGCCCCGACAGGTCCATGTAACATCATGACCCTGACGGAGACGTACGAGCTTTGGACCCGCACTGACTCTGCTACGCAGATGTTCAAAGGTGCGGATGGTCTACGGGTTCTGCGCACGAAAGAACGTGTGCAGTCTTCCGGTACATTGTCGGTGCACTTGCCGTTAGCTACGGCAAGGCAATTCTCGATCCTAGCGGCGTTGAACCTTCAGCGCAAGAAGCGCTAAGGGTCTCATCAGCCAATAGGAGTAAGTAGACATGCTAGGTTCAACCCTGACGGTGACTCTCGACGGTTCCGGTGGAACCGCCAAAGTGTTGCCGCTGATTAACCAAGATGGTTACGGCGCCGAGTACTATCTCGACGACGGCCTGGTGACGTTCCGTGCTAAGGTTCGTCACTCGAAGGATAACGTCAAGGCTGGCACGCAGCCGTTCGATCGTCACACTGTGACGTTCTCGCGCTTCGTGAAGCCCACGACGACTATCCCGCTTGGTAGTCTGACGGAATGCTCGTTTACGATCCGTACGGATCCTAACGGCGTTTCGGCAGATATCATCGACCTGTCGGAAGCCCTCAGCTTTTACATGGTAAAAGCTGGTGGGATTGCCGCCAAGTTGCTCGGCTGGGAGTCGTAAGGCCTCTATGAGGTCCTAAGGCTCTCCGGACGAGGAGACGGGTGAACCGTAGCCGTAGATAGACATCACTCCTAACTGAAGGAGCTGCCTATGAAAAGCTACGTAGTCTACCTACAGGGACTATACAATGCAATGCTGTCTAGCATTGCAGAGTCTGATCCCACTCTCCGACGTGATTGCGATCGGGATTCGTCTCGCTTGCTCTCACTCGTCGAACAGAGAGGTTTGCCATTTCTTATGGTGGACCTCCCCGCCATGGGAAAGCACCTTGATAAGTGCTTGTCCATGGGACTCCTAACCTCAAGTGGAATTCCTGGTTTCAGGACTTACACAAAGAGGAGCACAATCCCTAGACTATTCAAGGGGATGTGGCTTCGAGTCTTTGACGAATTCGGTGTGCTTAGGGTCAACGTGGATGCTAATAGCATTCGAAACCTTCGTCAACTGCTTTATGCAGCCAAGAAGGTTAAGGTTGCTTGCAGCGACTCAAAAACATGGGAACATGTCAATGAGTTCTTCCAAATCGACCGGGAAATTCGTTCCCCTTCCCTTAACTGGGATGAGGACGAATTCAGGATTGATGATCTTCGGAATCTCCGTATTGGCGATTCTGATTTTCTCTCTCCTGCTCCTCTTTTCGGTGCTCGTCTTACTGACGATCAACAAAGAGGGCCCTCTCCATCAATGGATGCAGAGTTCGCCGACGTCGTACAGTGTACGGCTGACATCGTCTCCGCCTCCCTCGGTCGCTTCGTCGCGTCCGAATGGAGAACTAAGCACGGACCAGGTGCCGTAGCAGACCAGCGTCATACTCAGTTTAAGTATGACTTTCCAACCTGGCCTGCTAAGCTTGAGTATGTGTTTCCAATGTCGGAGTTTGGCTTCGCCAACTACGACTCCTGGATTCACTTTCTCTCTGACGATGGCGCTCGTGATCTCTACAGAAATCACGAACCGCCTTCTAAGTTGATTGCCGTCCCGAAGACGCTTAAGGGTCCTAGGCTTATCGCCGCGGAACCTGTTAGCCATCAATGGTGTCAGCAGTCTATCTTAGACTTCCTCGTCAGCTCCTTAGATCGGACACCTATTGCGTCGTCGATTCACTTTCGTGATCAGCGATACAACCAGGATCTTGCCAAGGAGGCTTCCCATGCTCAGACACATGCGACAATTGATTTGTCGAGTGCCTCTGATCGGCTTTCCTGTTGGTTAGTTGAGCGGATCTTCAGAAGGAATCCTTCTTTAGTATCTGCTCTACACGCCACTAGGACACGCTGGGTGGCTAATGCCATCGATCGCAAATCTCCTGGCTTTCACAAGCTTAGGAAGTTTGCCTGCATGGGTTCAGCTTGCACCTTTCCCGTTCAGTCCTACGTCTTCTGCGTTCTCGCTGTGGCGTCTGTACTCTATTCTAGAGGACAGCGGCCTACGATAACAAGGATCCGTAAGATCTCGCGGGAGGTCCTCGTCTTTGGTGACGATATTATCGTCCCCATCGACGCGTGGGAACAGCTTCAGGGATTGCTAGGTCACCTTGGTCTCAAGGTTAACCACTCGAAGACTTTCGGAACTGGAAAATTCCGCGAGTCATGTGGTTTGGATGCGTGGGATGGCAATGATGTCACCCCAACGTATACCATGACCTACCCTGATGTGTCCCGTCCAGAGTCAATAGCTTCAAGTGTTGCTACACACAACAACTTCGTTTTACGAGGCTGGTTTGGTGTCGCAGACTTTGCTAAGTCGAGAGTACTTGCTCAACGGAATTTTCCGATTGCGCACGTCCCGATTGGCTCTGGGTCCTTCGGTTGGTACGACCACGAATGGCGCGGGAACGGATCTCTCCAAAAGAGGTTCAATCCTGCTACCATGCAAGTCGAGCGTCGTGTTACCGTGGTTGAATCCAAGGTAACTCGCAAGCCAACTGAGGGGAACTCTCAATTGCTTCAGTATTTCACTGAAGTCCGACCTGTCGACTTTATCCAAGGCGATAGAATCGGAGTCATTGAGAGACCGCGTACGTCTATACGTACTCGGTGGGTCCCTGAAATGAA